GTGATCATTACTCTTGGGTCACGGAAATTTTATGTGGGTATCGTGGATTGTCCAAAATTCGAACATGGGAAAGCGGACTATTTGCAGCTTCTTCCCCTTTTAAGTGGATATCGTGATAAGGACACCCTTACTATCACTGTAACGACGAACTACAAAAGACATTACATCGATAGCGGAATTGTGGGCGGGCTGAATGGTGGGCCACTAACTTTGGCTGACTTTAGAACGCTAGTTCCGAAGGGCGAAATTGAAGGAATTTCATTTTTCGATACCGATACGTATTCCCAATTTAAAGCAAAAGAAGAGGTTGATCGCTCTGGGTCTACAACTCTTTCGCCTACTTTTATGCCTCGCGGAAGTGGGGCACCACCATCGTCTTAATCATTCTTGAAAAGGGCCATAGCGGCCCTTTTTTATTTGCACAAAAACAACGCATAAATCTGCATTGAAATGCACAAATTATTTGACTTTAGTTTTATCGGGACAGGCCAGACGGGGTGGGCCTTCCGGTGGTCTGCACATTTGCACAAAAAAGCGGGGTTTCTGCGTGCGGGCGAGGCGGGGGAATGAGCGCGCGCTGAGGGGTGGGATAGGGTCGGTATTATCTGCGCCGATTTTCGCGCCGCTGCGCCTCGCTGCTGCGTCGTTTTCGTTTCATAGTGGTGGTTTGAGGCAAAAGAAAAGCCCCTGCCAGCGGGCTGCTGAGGGGCTTACGTGCGGTGTGGTCAGTTGCGGCCGTGCTGGCCGTTCCACGGTGGTGGTGGGTGTGTCCGGGCTGGCGTCAGATTGCTGCCTGCAACAGTGCGTAAGGGTTGAAGCGCACCACGTCGATCCCCAGCCAGTCGTTTAACTCTTTCAGGCTTTCTTGTATCGGGGCCAGTTCGTTGATGGAAAACACAATCGCCGCTTTCGCCACGTCGCCGAAGCCACCGGAGTTATTTGGCATTACCCCCATCAGAACGGGCGGCACGCGGTGCGCAGCTAACAGGTCGTCGCGGGTGGCGTCTTTGATGCCGGTAAACTCATCCTTCGCCGCCACCTGGCTGAACGGCATAATTTGCAGGCCGTCTTTTTTCCCGCCCGCCGCGTAGACAAACAGGTTTTTAAAAGCACCGTTGCCGCGTGCATCTTTCAGCGACTTCTTAAGCTTTTCCACATCGTTATTATTCGCCACCGGGTCAGTGAGGTAGACGATCACACCCGCATGACTGCCGTTAATGTAGTAGTTGCGGCGGAAAACCGTTGCTTCACCGTTCAGCATGGCGCTTTGTAGCGCGGCCAGATATTCCGGCGCGCCGTAGATCTCCTGGTGCGGGCTGGGGTTCTTGATCTGGCAGACGCTGCCCGGTTCGAACGCGTGATCGTCAACGTAGCGCGGAACAAACCAGAATTGAGCCGGGTCTATGCCGCGCCGCGTATATTTCGCCTGGCTGTGCCGCAGTTCAATCGGCTGGCCGAGTCGGTTGCGGCGGCATTCCATGTAACAGTTACCGAAAATTAAATAATCCTGCACCCAGGCGGTGAACTCCTGCCGGGTCAATAGCGGGTGTGGTATGTAGCAACTGGCGATAACATTGCGTTTAAATATCAGCGGTGACTGGTGATAGGCGGCAACGTCGAACATGCGCGCAAGCCCGTAGGGGCTGATTGGTGGTTCATACCAGCGGCCATTGTTATGACATTCGAGGCACTCCATAAGAGACGCACGATCGTTGACTGCGATCGGGTCGCCAAAGCTGAAAGATTCCACGCTTTCCAGCGGGGTGGTTGCGTTGCTGGCCGTGCTGGCTGGCGCAGCAGTTGGCGCCCTGAATTTCTTTTTGCCGCTCAATTAAAACTCCTCCACAAAACTGCCGTTATCGCCGGTCACTTCCGCGCCGATCGGTTCGTTATAAATGCCCTGCATAGTTGCCCATGCCAGATCGCCGTGATTGCTGCCACGGGCCCGATCGGACTGGTAGGTAATAACGCCGCCTGCGGTGACTTTACGCACGGTCATAAACGACTGTGCGAGATCCATCATTCCGGCGTCGAACTCAAAGCGCCCGGCACGAATGACCATCAACATTTTGAGCACCATCGACCGCTTAAGAACCGGTGAATAGTTGTATTTAACCGCCTGCGGGAAGAACTTGAACACCAGTTGATAAACCGCATCGCCGATCCCTGTGCCGTCGATAGCAATGTGCTGCACGTTGTAGCGGGTGGTGATCTCTTTAATAAATTTGGCCTGCTCTTCGTACTCCATGCCGCGTAACTGGTGGCGCTCTACCGCGCGGAACTTACCACCCGGCACGGCTGGCGGAGCCAGCACAACCAGCCCGGCGCTGTCGCCTTTGCCGCTGCTGCCGTTGGGGTCATAGCTAACCCAGACAGGGCGATTACCCAGCGGACGGGGTGCAAACGGGTTCCAGTCCGGCCATGCGTCCGGCATGTAGCCATCAACGCCGCAGCCCAGAATTGCGTTGTAGTCGAAGGCGCGTTCCCCTGCTTTAACGAACATGCAGCCGTAAAGGTTGGCGTATTCATCGGGGGAGTTCTCGTTACGGATTTCATCTGTATCAACCAGATCGAAGCCGAGCTTCACGGCGTCTTCCAGAGTGACTATCTGGCGCCAGATGTTATCCCCGCCCAGCTTGCCGTTTTTGAGTGCCTTATAACTGGTGTCGATATCCACCCGATCGGCCCGTGAACGGTGCTTATTGAACTGATCGCCAGTCCAGAAGGGATAGGCTTCATGTTCTTCACTGGAAGGCGTCGAAAAGTAGGTGCGGCGTAGCCCTTTGTGGGTCGCCATGCCTGCGGCGACTTTACGCAGGTTGATGAAGTTGCTGATCCAGAAGGCTTCATCCATGTACAGATCGCCGGTGTAGCTCTGTGCTGTCGCGGCAGAGGTGCCGAGAAAGTACAGCGTTGCGCCGTTACTCAATACGATGGCATCGCCGCCTTTGAGTTCTACATCGATTTCCTGTGCCAGCTTCTGAATGAACCGCTTGAACTGGAACGCCTGGGCGCGGCTGGCTGACAGGAATATCTGGTTATTTCCGGTTTCCAGCGCACGCAACAGCGCTTCGCGGGCAAAGTACCAGGTGGCACCAATCTGGCGCGATTTGAGGATAAAGCGGTTACGCCGGTTCCACTGTTTGAACCAGCGTTTTTGATGCTCGTAGAGCGAATCAAAAACCAGGGCGCGAAGCTGGGTTATCTGTTCTTCGGTGAAATGGTTTTTCGGGGTCTTCGCCTTCTTCTCTTTCTCCTGGTCGCGTCGCTCATGCCGTTCAAAGCGGTCAAGCTGGCGCGCCAGCAGGTCAATTTCTTTGAAGTCCTTCGGGGTTTTGTCGTCCTTTTCCACCAGGCGCAGGTAACGAACGTGCGTGCGATCCTGCACCCGCTGCATGGGGGTGGCTTTATCCCATTCATAGCGGCGGCGCCAACTGTAGATCGTGTTAATGCTCACCCCGATTTCCTTAGAAATCTGAGTGATGCTAAACGCCTGCCAGTAGAGGCTTTTGGCTTTTGTGCTGAGGTCTTCGGCTGTATTCATGGCAACAGGCTATCGCGCTCGCGCGCGCAACAATATCGCCGCTGGTTGTCGCCTGAGTCCGACAAAGTGAAGGCTTTGCGCCTTCCGGCTGCAAAGGGAATGATTGGGGCACTGGTTAATATCAATCGCTTACCAACCCGGAGTTTTGTCACCATGCCAATGACAAATTTTTTCCGCGCCGCAGTAGAGGGCGCAACCTGTGACGGTCGCGTGCTGGAACGTCAGCACATCACCGAAATGGCCGAACAGTACGATCCCCAGGTCTATGGCGCCCGCGTCAATCTGGAGCACATTTTAGGCTGGTCGCCGACAAGCGATTTCCGCGCGTATGGTGACGTGGTTGAAGCCAAAGCCGAAGAGATTGCCGAGGGCCCGTTAAAGGGCAAACTGGCGCTTCTGGTGAAGGTGGACGCCACGGACGAACTGGTAGAACTGAAAGGCAAACGCCAGAAAATCTACCATAGCATTGAGGTGCATCCGTCCTTTGCCGACACCGGCAAAGCCTACCTTATGGGGCTGGCCTGTACCGATAACCCGGCGAGCCTGGGCACCGAAATGATGAAGTTTTGCACCCAGAACGCCAGCGCCAACCCACTGGCTGCGCGTCACTACGCACCTGAATGCTTCTTCACTGAAACCCTGGAATCATCCCTCGAATTTGCACAGGAAGAGCCGCCAGCGTCCGACACCGGGAAGAGTTTCTTTTCCCGTATCAAGGAAATGCTGACTGGAACCCGCCAGCACTTCGATCGTGAAAATGGCGATATCCGCCAGGCGGTTGAACTGGTAGCGGAAAGCCAGGGTGAATTGCTGGACAAGATGGAAAAACTGAGCGCAGGGCAGCTTAAGAACAAGCAGACCGCCGAAGCGGTGGAGAAGTTGCGCTCTGAGTTTGACGAGATGAAAGCGCAGCTTTCTACCCAGGACGCCAGCAAATTCCGCCGCCCGGAAGCGACCGGCGCAACTGAAAAATCTAACGCCCAGCTTGCTGACTGCTGATCGCCGCCAGTAACGAAGGAACAGTACAGGAAATATAACTATGCGTAATTCTACCCGTGAATTGTTTGATGCGTATCTTGAGCGACAGGCTGAACTGAATCACATCAACAAGTCCCACGTAACAAAGTCGTTCAGCATTGATCCAAGCGTTGAGCAGACGCTTGAAGACAAGGTGCAGCAGTCTTCCGGAATGTTGAAGCTGATTAACATCTATGGCGTTAACGATCAGACCGGCGAAAAAATCGGTCTGGGTGTGAGCGGCCCGATTTCCAGCACCAACAATTCCACCACCGATCGCCGTCAGCCTGTTTCCGTCACGGCGCTGGATTCGAACAAGTACACCTGTAATAAGGTGAACGCGGATACTTTCGCCTCTTATGCGCAGCTTGATGCGTGGGCTAAATTCCCGGATTTCCAGCAGCGTCTGAGCAATCAGATCATTCAGCGTATCGCGCTTGACCGCATCATGATCGGCTTTAACGGAACCAGCTATGCGGATAAGTCCGACCGCAACGCTAACCCGCTTTTGCAGGATTGTGGTATCGGCTGGCTGCAACAGTACCGCGCGAACGCGCCGCAACGAGTCATGAAAGATATCACCGTGACCAGCCGCGACGATTCCAACCAGGTGATCGCTAAAGGTGATTACGGTAACTACGACTCGCTGGTTTATGACGCGGTTAACTCACTGATGGACGAATGGTACAAAGATTCGCCCAATCTGGTGGTGATCACTGGTCGTAACCTGACGGTTAGCCGTTCGTTCCCGATCATCAACGCCGTCAGCACCAATAACCCGAACTCCGAAGCACTGGCCGGTCAGTTGATTGCCTCGCGTAAGACGATCGGCAACCTGCCTTCGTTCATCGCGCCTTTCTTCCCTGATGGCAGCATGTTTATCACTTCGTGGGAAAACCTGTCGATTTACTGGCAGGAAGGTGCGCACCGTCGCCGTATCGTGGAAGAGCCGGAATATAACCGCGTCTCTACCTACAGTTCGTCAAATGATGCCTATGTTGTTGAAGATTACGGCTTCGGCTGTCTGATCGAAGGCATTACCGCCGCCGAACCAGCACCGGCACCATAAATCAGCGCAGGCCAGCTAACTGCTGGCCGCTTTGGGGGCATCATGTTGACACCTGCTCAACAACATTTTAACCGCGTGATGGCTGAACGCCGCCACGCCAGCCGTGAGCCGTCGCAGCTTGAAATGACGGCCTACGAAACCATGCTTCACCGCCTGCGACTGGATAAAGCCCGTTTGAGCCGTGTCCAGTCCCAGAAGGCTAAAGCGGATTTAAAACGCGAACTCCTGCCGGACTATCAGCCGTGGATCGAAGGCGTACTTACGGCAGATTCCGGCCAGTCTGACGACGTGTTAACCACCGTCATGATCTGGTGCTGTGACTGCGGAAACATCGCCGAAGCCCTGCGCATTGGTCAGTACGTATTGCGCCATAAGTTGCCGATGCCGGATCAGTATCGCCGCACCACTGCCACCGTACTGGTGGAAGAAATTTGCGATCCCGTCCTGGCTGCATTCAAAGCTAACCCGGCTGTTGCGCCGGTCGCCGCTGACCTGCTGGAAGCGTTACGGGGCTTAACCCTGAACGAAGATATGCCGGATGAGGTGCGCTCAAAGCTGCTTAAGGCTCTGGGGTATACGCTGCGCCTGACTGACAACGTTGAATCGCTTACCGCTGCGGTTGAATACCTGCGCCAGGCGGCAGTGTTGAACCCGAAAAAAGCAGGCGTAACCCGTGATATTGAGCTTCTGCAACGTGCGCTTAAGAAGTCCGGGCAACCTGCTGACGGTGACGGCGCAGACGGCAAGCCAGAAGCAAACAGCACCGAAACCCAGACGGCAACGCCGCCAGCCCAGCCAAAAGCGAAGCGGGAAACCAAAAAGCCCGCCGCTAAAAGCAAGCAGGCAGCGAAGAAAAGAACCACGACAGCCCGCCAGAAGGCGGCGTCATAACCGAACGTGCCCCCGCGCACCCAGGCGGCACGGCAGGCGAAAACAGGCAACGCCGCGTCTTCGTCCTGCCGTCCACCGCCTGACTTATACGGAGTAGAGATCATGAGTCTGGTAGCCACTGAGCCAGTACGGCCACCATCCGATCCTGTGCCTGATGATGGCGGCGCGAAAGTTGAAAGCCTGCCATTCTGGCCGGTCATTTCGCTGGCTGAACTACGCCGCGCGATGCGTCTTGATGGGCAGGTGACAACCGATCGCCTGATGTCGCGAACGGTGGAAGCGGTGGCCCATGTTAATGATCAGCTTTTCCTGTGGCGCCAGGTGCAGATTGATGCGGGCTATGAGTCATTGGCAGAAATTCCGGCCAGTCCGGTGAATGGCACTTCCGTGAAGGTATGGCGCTATAAAAACGCCGTGTATTCACTCACTAAGGCGCTGTTGATTGAAGGCTACCGCGATATTGACACCACCAGTAAAGGCGAAGACCACGCGGCGGCATTGAGCACGCAGATCGATACGCTGTGGCGGGATGTGCGCTGGTCAATCCGTGATATCCAGGACGAAAGCCGGGGCCTGGCGGAGTTGGTGTAATGAACGTTCAGGCGCAGCAAAACGACACGATCGACCTGCTTTGCTGGCGCTATTACGGCAGAACAGCAGGCGTTACCGAGGCGGTGATCGATGCCAATAAGGGCATTTCCGCCGCCACTGAGTTGCAGGCCGGGCAGATTGTCTACCTGCCAGAGATCCAGCCGCCAGCAAAGCGGGAGATGGTGCAGTTATGGGATTAATAATTAATGGATAAAAAAAATAACGATAATTCCGCTGGGCTTCTGGAGGCAGGGTTTGAGCGCTTAATGATAGTTGTGCGCTGGGTGGACAGTTGGAAGAAATTAGCCATTTTGATGATTTTAATAATTTTCACTGTAAGCACCTATGTTGCATGGGAGAACCGTCGCGCGCTTGCTTTTGCTGCGATGGGGGCCTTTGGCACGCCTCAGATAGATGAAATGGCCGTGGGGCCAGAGATAACGAGTTTGATGGCCGATACAGGGGCTGTTGCTGCTTCTGTTTGGTCTTTAAATCTTGAGAAAAATCAACGCCGCGCAATCTATGTACGTGAGCGTGAGCGCGATCTTCAGTCATTGGTAGGTACTGGCGATTTAATATTTAGGCCGTCCTCAAGATTATCTGATGAATTTATTCACCTTATAGACAACAAGACAAATTGTTGGGAGCACATCGCTAATACGGCTGTTGGGAAATCTGCCCGCGTGGCCGGGGTTAAGTGGATTTGCGCCGCCGCAATACCGCCTGAGTTTGGCGCGATGATTGGAATGCTTGCGGTCGGATTTTCTGAGCGTCCGGAAAACGAAGATTATGTGAAGCTGCGCATCAAGCAAGCTGCGCAGAGAGTAATTAAATAGGTGGCGATATGAGTAACAAATTCAGTCAGCGAAGTGAAAACAACCTGCGTGGTGTGCATCCCGATCTGGTGAAGGTAGTCAGGCTGGCGCTGGAGCTTTCGCCGGTTGATTTCGGCATTACGGAAGGTTTGCGTACTGTCGAACGTCAGAAGCAACTGGTTGCGGAAGGTAAAAGCCAGACCATGAACAGCAGGCATATTTCCGGTCACGCCGTGGATGTTTTCGCTTATCCAACGCCTGCCGGTTCATGGGACTGGCAGTATTACCAGCAGATTTCCCAGGCGTTTAAGCAGGCGGGTAAAAATCTGGGCATTCCGGTGGAGTGGGGCGGAGACTGGAAAACGCTTAAAGACGGGCCACACTTCCAGTTACCTTATGCCGATTACCCTGCCTGATGTGCCGTGCAGGTCATTTTTAACTGTGCTGGCCGTGCGTATCGAGTGCGGTCATTTTTGACAGTGCTCCAGCACGTCCGGTATTGACAGTGCGAGCTGGCGAGAGGTTTTGAAATGGGGCTGTTGTCACGCTGGAAAGTGATCGTTTGTTTTGTGCTGGCCGCTGCTGCTGTATGGGGTTTTAGCCACTTGCGTTACAGCGCCGGTTACGGTGATGCCGATCAGCACTGGCGTGAAAAGTGGGCGCAACGTGATGCACGCGACGCCACCGCGCTGGCGCAAAGGCAGTCTGAGGCCAGGGCAGAAGAACAACGCCGACAAGGTGAAATTGATGCGATCAGAAAACAAACCAGCCAGCAGCTTGCTGGCGTGCAGGCTGCTGCCGATCGTGCCAGTGCTGTTTCTCGTGGGCTGCACGCCAAAGCCGACGAACTCGCCAGGCAACTGGCAGACCGTGAACGCGCCTGCGGTGCCGGATCTCCCGGCAGAAGCGAGGCAAAAGCCAGCGGTGCCGCATTGCTTGCCGACCTGTTTAAGCGGGCTGACGAGCGAGCGGGGGAACTGGCAAGAGAAGCTGATGAAGCAAGAGCCAGAGGATTAGCCTGTGAGGCTGCGTATGATGCGGTTAAGTCAGGGAGGGATAAGTAATGCTTAAACCCGATTTACTGCGCCAGATGATAAGCCAGCATGTGCCCTGGCTGCGCGAGAATCCCAATAATCTGGCGGTTTATCTGCGAAAAGGTCGTATGGTCAGCACCGGCCAGCGTGCTGCTGCGTTTGAGTATCGCTATACGCTGGAAGTGCTGGTGATGGATTACCCTGAATCTCTGGATACTATCAGCGTGCCGGTGCTGGCATGGGCGCGCTTATATCAGCCTGATCTGTTGTTTAACCCGGACAGGCAGCAGAACGGCATAACATTCGAAGCCGATATCCTGAGTAACAGCACGATGGACGTGCTGATCCAGATTCAGGCTGATGAAGCGGTGATCGTCACCCGTGAAGATGGCGAGATCGTCACCCGTCACCGTGCTGACCCTGCACCGGGGCCAGAAATTGGCGCGTGGTCACTGGTATTTGTTGATGAGGTCAGCGGCGAAACATGGCAGGACAACAAACCGATCCCCTCTTCCAGCAGTTAGACGACTGGCTAGCCAGCGTGGCCGCGCAGCTTTCGCCGGGGCACCGTCGCAAGCTGACGCGCGACGTTGCGATCGGGCTGCGTAAGCGCCAGCAAAAGCGTATTGCCAGCCAGAAGAACCCCAGCGGTGAAAGTTATCAGGCCCGGCGTCGCAAAATCCTGCGCACCCAGGGCGGGATAAAGTTCATATGGAATGATGAGGCCAGGGAGTTACGCAACTGGCGAACCACGGGCAGGGGTGAGCACCGCGCAATCACCGGCTATGACGTTGATCGCGGTGCCCTGCGCACGTTCTATAAGCGCGATATCCAGCGCTATATTGAAATCAATCTCAACCAGTCAAAGCAGAACCGCACCAGAAAGGATCCGATGTTCCGTAAGCTGCGCACCGCACGCTTTCTTAAGGCTTACGGTACGGGCGGCATGGCCGTGGTTGGCTTTCAGGGGCATACCGCCGAAATTGCCAGCGTTCACCAGTACGGTGAAGTCGATAACGTGGTGCCGGGTGCCCGTGCGCGCTACCCGGTGCGTGAACTCCTGGGCATGACCGAGGGGGATTTAGACTGGCTGGCCGATACTGTTGTTGCCTTCATGCAAGAGATTTGATTGTCACCAACCCGCCACAATGGCGCCGCGTTGTTTGCGCGCGCGCGACTCCTGATACTGACTGCATAACCCAAAAGCCGAAAAGGTCGTAAAGCCTGCTACCGGGTGGAAGCGACGCCGGACAGCGTAACCGGCACCACGGGAAACAGTCAGCACTATGAATTTAAACGAACTCTATCGCCTTATCTGCAATCTCGCCCGCATTGGCACCGTGCTGGAAGTGGATACGGAAAAGTATCTTGCACGCGTCGAAACCGGCGAGAACAAAACCGACTGGATCCGCTGGGCAGTGCCGCGCGCCGGTGAGGCCGTGACGTGGTGGGCGCCGACAGTGGGCGAACAGGTTTATATTTTGTGCCCCTGTGGTGAGATGGAGACGGCATTCATTGCCGGAAGTCTTTACAGCGAAGACGCACCGCCGCCAGATGCTGGCGCTACCACCTGCGTGATCCTGCACCCGGATGGCGCCCGTATCTCATATGACCCGGAGGCCAGCGCGCTGGTTGTCAGCGGGGTGAAAACGGCAAGCGTCACCGCGTCGGAATCCATTACCGCCACCGTGCCGGTGGTAACGGTCAAGGCAGATACGCGCGTTACCCTGGACACGCCGGAAGTGGTCTGCACCAACAAGCTGATCACCGCCACGCTGGAAGTACAAAACGGCGGGGAAATGAAGGGCAACATTACCCATTCAGGCGGATCGCTTTCGTCTAATGGTGTCGTTGTCGATTCGCACAAACATAGCGGCGTCCAGTCCGGTGGCAGTAATACAGGTGGCCCGGTATGAGTACAGTTCGTTACAGCGGCATGAATGCCGGTTCAGGCCATGCCATCACCGACAACGAGCATATAGCGCAGTCTATCGGCGATATTCTGTTAACGCCGATCGGTTCCCGTGTAATGCGCCGCGCTTACGGTTCGCAGCTTTTCAACCTGATAGATCAGCCGGTCGATAACGCCATAACGAAGCTGCGCGTTATGTCTGCCATCTACAGCGCCCTGTATTTATGGGAACCGCGGATCTCTCTGACCAGTATCACCCTGAGCGCGCCGGGCGCCGGTCGGCTGGTTGCCACTATCCAGGCCAATCGCACCGACAATCAGACGCCATTTAACGCCGACATCACATTGAGGGGCCAGGCATGAGCGGCACGATCGATTTATCGCAGCTACCGCCGCCCGTGGTGGTTGAACCGCTGGACTTCGAAACGCTTTTCGCGCAGCGCAAGGCCGCATTTATTGCGATGTACCCGGAAGACGAACAGGAAGAGATCGCCCGCACGCTTGAGCTTGAATCGGAGCCGATCACCATGCTGCTGGAAGAAAATTGCTATCGCGAATTGCTGTTGCGCCAGCGGGTGAATGAAGCGGCCCGCGCGGTGATGCTGGCTTATTCCACAGATAGCGATCTGGATAATCTGGCGGTCAATTTCAACGTTGAACGTCTGACCATTCAGGAAGAAGACGACAGCGTGACCCCGCCAATTGAAGCCGTGATGGAGTCAGACGCGGATTTACGCACGCGTACCCAGCAGGCTTTTGAAGGTCTGAGCGTGGCAGGGCCAACGGCGGCATATGAGTTTTGGGGGCGTTCGGCTGACGGGCGCGTAGCTGATATTTCGGCGGTCAGTCCTACGCCTGCCTGTGTCACCATTTCGGTGCTGTCGCGTGAGGGTGACGGAACGGCCAGCGATGATCTGCTTTCCGTGGTCGCTGCTGCCCTGAACGATGAAGAGGTGCGCCCGGTGGCCGACAGGGTAACGGTGCAGTCTGCGGAGATCGTGCCGTACCAGATTGATGCAACGCTTTACATCTATCCGGGGCCGGAAGCGGAACCCGTCCGGCAGGCATCGGAACAGCAGTTACAGGCGTATATTGCCGCGCAGAATCGCTTAGGCCGTGATATCCGCCTTTCGGCTATCTATGCCGCCCTGCACGTCGAAGGCGTCCAGCGCGTTGAACTGGCGCAGCCTGTTGCGGATATCGTGCTGAGTGACTACCAGGCATCGCACTGCACCGAATACACCATAACGGTGGGTGGTTACGATGAGTAATGACCTGTTACCACCCAGCGCCAGCCGAATGGAGCGAGTCGCCGCGCGCGTCTGTGCGTCGTTGGGTGAAGTGCCTGTGCCGCTGCGCCAGTTGTGGAACCCGTGGACGTGTCGGGCTGATCTGCTGCCCTATCTGGCGTGGGCCTTCTCCGTTGATCGATGGGATGAGGCCTGGCCGATCAGCACGAAGCGTAAGGCGGTGGCCGATGCGTTCTACCTGCATAAGTACAAGGGTACAACGGGCGCCATGCGCCGGGTTGTGGAGCCGTTCGGCTTCTTCATCCGGGTTAATGAGTGGTGGAACATCGACACCGCACCGGGCACCTTCACGCTGGATATTGGGGTGGAAGACCAGGGCATTAGTGAAGAAACCTATCAGGAGCTTGAACGCCTGATCGCCGATGTGAAGCCGTGCAGCCGTCATATGCTGGGAATGTCTCTTCACCTGCAAATAACCGGCGAATTGTATATCGGCGCGGGCAGTTATTCCGGCGATACGCTGACCGTATACCCGTATTTCCCTGAAACCATAGCCGTGGGCGGTGATGATTACACCGGGGCGGCAATCCATTTAATTGACACCGTGGAGATCGCAAGTGGCGACTAAATATTATGCCGTGCTAACCAATGTGGGCGCGGCGAAACTGGCAAATGCCACGGCATTGGGTGCGCAGGTTGAGATCACCCAGATGGCTGTAGGCGATGGTAACGGCGCATTGCCGACGCCGAACCCGGCACAAACGGCGCTGGTTCATGAGCTGCGTCGTGCGCCACTCAATACCCTGAGTATTGATCCGAACAACGCCAACCAGATTATTGCCGAGCAGGTGATCCCTGAAGACGTGGGCGGGTGGTGGATCCGTGAAATCGGCTTATTCGATAAAGACGGCGATATGATTGCCGTAGCCAACTGCGCGGAAACCTATAAGCCGCAGTTGCAGGAGGGTAGCGGGCGCGTTCAGATTGTCCGCATGATCCTGATCGTCAGCAGCACCGCCGCCGTAACGCTGAAAATTGACCCTTCGGTAGTGCTGGCAACGCGCCAGTATGTTGATGATCAGATAATCCAGGTGAAAGCCTATGTCGATCAGCAACTGGCGGCGCATGTGGCTGCGGCTGATCCTCATGCACAATATTTGCTTGAGTCGGATTTTGATAAATATTTCCCCGCAGGTTTTCCGCTTCCGTGGCCGCAGGTAACACCGCCAGGTGGTTGGCTTAAATGCAATGGTGCAACGTTCGATAAGGTCAAATATCCGAAGCTGGCGACGGCTTACCCTTCTGGCGTATTACCAGATTTGCGCGGTGAGTTTTTGAGAGGCTGGGATGATGGGCGCGGAGTAGATTCAGGCCGAAATATTCTTTCGGCTCAGGGTCATGCTGTTGGGCCACACACTCACCTTTATGGCTTCTGGACTTCACGACTGAATGATTCGTCATTAAGCGATTTTGCAGGTACGACAATTTTAAAACAAATTACTCCTGCCACACCTGTAATTGATTTTGATAACTACCCGTTACCAAACTCTGCAATTACAGAAGGTGGGGTAGTGAGTGCGTCCACAATGCCAATGAGTGGAACAGAGGCGCGTCCTCGTAACGTTTCGTTTAACTTCATCGTGAGGGCTGCATAATGGTTAAAGCAAAAATGAATGGTGAGCAGATCGCTACTTCGGCAGGCGATGTAACCGTGTTTAACTATGATGGCGAGACGCGCGAATATCTTTCCTCATCCGTTGAATATTTGCCCGAGGGCGTAGGTATCCCCGCTAACTCTTGTATGGATGCACCCGGCGAAAGCAAAGAGGGTTTTGCTATTTGCCGTAACGCCGATTTTACCGCCTGGGAATACGTCGCCGATCATCGTGGTGAAACGGTATACAGTACCGAAACAGGCGAATCCGTGATCGTTTCTTTGCCTGGCGATTACCCGGAAGGCACCACCACGCTGGCACCTGCCACGCCTTACGATAGGTGGAATGGTAGCGAGTGGGTAACGGATACGGAAGCGCAGCACGCTGCGGATGTGGAAGCGGCGGAGCAACAGAAAGCTGCGCTACTCCTTGAGGCGCAGGCAACGATCAGTCTTTGGCAGACGGAGCTACAGTTAGGCATTATCAGCGATGAAGATAAAGCCAGCCTGATCGCCTGGATGAACTACATCAAAGCAGTGCAGGCGGTGGACACGTCGAAAGCGCCGGATATCACCTGGCCGGATAAGCCGGAATAATTTTTCATTCCGGCACGCATGACCGGTTCTAACCGTGCTGGCCATGCGTATCGAGTACAGTCATTTTTAACGGTGCTGCAGCACGGTCAGTTATGGCAGTGTCACCAGGAGGGGAAGCGGGCAAGGGCCCGCTTTTCTTATATCGAAAGGTTGGTTTTCACCAGAGAGAAGAGATCGTCGGTGGTGGTTTCAGCCAGCTTTTCCCGTATGTCCTCGCTTACCCGTTTCAGGTTGAGCGTGAAATCAATTTTCTTTGCCTTCCCGTCCTTAAAAAACTCCGTCCGGTTTTGCGTGATCTGCTCAATTACATACATGCCGTAGATCCTGCCTGTGCCTTCTATCAGGGGCCACGGGCGCCCGGAAAAAGCCATAGTTTCCAGCATGACAAGCGACACATCACCGCCGCTTATTTCGGGGTACAGCGTGCCGCTGAGTACGAACGGTTCTTCATCAGCGCCGATGAACTGATAGCGCGGGGATTTCCCCACGCGATCGTTTTTGACGTGCCGCCAGGAGTTGGTTTTATTCGCACTCTGGTAAGGCGTGGTTTGCAGTGAAAAGGGGAACATCCCCAGAATCATCATCATGATATTGCCCTTAGACGTGATCGGTCAGTTGGGAACGCTTGCGCCGGTCGGCTTGCTGCTTCGCTAACGCAAGTTCTTCGCGCACGCGCCTGATAATGGTTTCTTCATCCAGTTTCTGGCCGCTAAAGTCGAAGCTAAGGTTATATACATCGCCACCCGGTGCAGGCATCAGCGCAGCGACGGAAGCCGCAGACGGCGACGCCGAAACGGGAACCCGTGCGGCGGGCTTCTCAACCTGCCACGGTGTAACGGAAGCGATCAGCGATCCGGCCTGCTGCGTCACCCAATCGGTAAGGGATGGTAGCTGGCGCTGCGCCTGCTTAAGCGGTTCCGAATATCCGCCCCGGATCGGGATATAGGGCTGCTTATTCTTGAAGACGATTTCGCCGGGCCCGTCTTTCTTCTCCGTGGTATTGGTGGCGATCTTGTCCAGGCTGCTGCTCATCTTCGGAACGATGTTGGCCGGGCCTTTGAGCGAGTTAATCAGGTTGTCCTGTTTCTTCTGCTCATCGGTTTTCTTTTTCTCTTCGGCTTTTTTGCTTTCCTTCGCGACTGCCTGCACGTCACCGGAAAAGGCGTTAACCCGGTCAGCCAGATTGTTGACCGCTTCCGGCGTCATTTGCTGCGCAACTTGCTGCGCTGCTTTCGCTGCGTCGGGAATGGCGCCCAGCTTTTCCAGAACCCAGCCCAGCCCTTTGGCTACGGCCTGAATGGGAAGTGTCAGTGCGCTGATTGCAGCCCCTACCACCTTGCCGAATGTTTCCCCTGCACTGGTACAGGATGCCAGCGCTTCGCTGGAAAACTGGATCGGTTCCAGCAGTTTGGTAAACCATTCCCAGACGCCGCTGATCGCGTTGCCGATACTGTCAAAAATCGGGGCCAGCGGTGCAAATACGGCGTTAAATGCCTGCGTGATAGGTTGAAGGCCAGCCATCAGCCCGGTAAAGAACCCGCTGAAAAATGCCTTAATCGGTTGCCAGAATTTAATGACGGCCACTGCTGCCGCAGCAAAGAGCGCAATCAGCCCCCAGACGGGCGCAGAAATGCCAGCCAGTAGAGTGATAAGCGGGCCGAATACCATGCGACCGGCGCTTAATAATGCCTGCATAGGCGAGCCAGCAAGCCACTGGAAAGCACCCCCCAGGCGCATTACTCCGCCAGTTAGCCGCGCTATTCCTCCTTCCCCGGCCAGTGTGGTGAAGCTGAGGCGAACAAGTGCCATCGGGCCGAGTACTGCGCCGATGGACAGCATCAGACCACCCACGACAACCAGCAACGCGCCTATGGCTGCGGTGACTTTCATGATTGAGCCAACCAGCGCCGGGTTTGCCTCAACCCAGCGGCGGACGCTGCCAACCACCTTACTGACGGTAAGCATGATATCCATCAGCGGATCGCGAAGGGTTTCGCCTGCGGCACTTAAGGCGTTAAGGGTGCCTGTTTTGGTGAGTTGCCATTGGGAAGAAAGGGAATCTTTGTTGATATCTGATTCCCTTTGCATTGAGCCTTTGGCCGCAACCCCCTGTGTTAGCTCTAATTGTCGCCTTAATTCAGGCAGTTTATTGGCAAGCTTCTGCGCATCGTCTCCGAACTCTTTGCCGAAGATTTGGGTAAGCGTGGCGACCTGGTTATCGCCCAACTTTTGGGAGGCTTCCAGCACTGAAATGATTGTGCCCATTGCGTCAACTGACATGCTCTTTTGTACTTTTTCGGCACTGAGGCCAAGAGCGTCCAGCCCCTGCATAAAGCTTTTACCCTGAACCGTCGCGATTGAGAGTTCGCGCACCATTGCATTGGTGGCGCTGGCGGCAACTTCGGCGGGGGTGCCGAGCGTCAGAAAGGTGGAACCCAGCGCGGCGGCTTGCTTGTAATCCAGTTGATTGGCAAGCCCGCCAACGCGCTGGAGAACGTCGATAATGTCGGATCCTTTCGATTTCGCATTATCGTCAAGGTAGTTTATGGCGTCGCCTAACTGTTCAATGTTTTGTACGGGAATGTTATACAGGCCTGCAATTTTTCCCAGGCTTTCGGAAAGCTGATCAGCGGGGAGTTCGAAAGCAACAGAAGCCTTTGCCGCCATGCTTGCGAAAGATAACAGATCGGCTTTTTGCTTCTGCCACGGATCATTGCTGTTTGCTACGCCCATGCGCGCGCCGCCTTCGACCAGTGCGGCATAGTCAACAGCGCCGTTAGCCATTGGCAGCTTTTCGCTGGCGTCTTTAATAGCCTGCTGCATTTCTTCATACAGAGGGGTGCGGTTGCCGCTGTCGTCACGCAAGCCGTTTACCTGTTTGGCGACGCCTTTCATGGCGTCTTCAAGGCTGCTGTAGGATTTAACCGCAGCGGCGACAGGTGCGAGGGTTGCCGCCCCTACTGCGGCGGTTTTCATCCCCCCGCTCATCATCTTTTCGCCGGTTTCTTTTGCGCGGTTGTAACGGGCCTGCGCCTGGTTTACAGCATCAAGCCGTCGCTGCTGTTCGGCAAGCTGGCGATTGTATTGCGTAGTGCGTTGGTTGATCTGTTCCGTCGCCCGGCTGGCGCTGCTGATCGCAATGCCTTCGCTGTAGAAGCTGGCGCGCAACTGGTTAAGCTGCGTCTGCTCGCCTTTCTGCTGCTGGGTTAACTGGCGAATGGCTGCACGTTGCTGATTGAGGGCGGCAACCTGTTCGGCGCTGCGCTGGCGTAACGGGCCATAAGCCGCCGCCATTTGCCGGGCCTGTTCTTTCGCCTGGGCCAGTTGTTCGGTGGTTTTTTTATTGGCTGCGGTGAGGCGGTCGAAGCTGGTTGCCTGACGCTCAAGCCCTTTAATGCTGGTTTTGGTCTGATTGATTTGAGACGCCAACGCGGCGGCACTCTGGCGCGCCGCGTTGACAGGGCGGGACATATTATTCAGGGCGCTGAATGCCACCCTGATATTTAAATTGCGGTCTGCCATTTAGTGATCTCCACCACTGCGCGCAGCCGCCTGATCACGCCATAACAGTATTTCCTGTACCGTCATGGCGTCCATCTCTACCGGCCGCCAGTGGAATATGACGGCGATATCTGCCATCAGGTCTTCTATGCGTTCGCAGGGGCATCGGATGATTCGTTGCCCGTATCCGTCGCGGTCAGATCCGAAGAGGGTTGCAAAAAATCAACCACCGCGTTGGCTAGCTGGCAAAAATCCCAGGTATCCATACGGGCAATCTCATCGGCGGTTAGTGCCGGAGCGGTAACGCGGGGCAGCAGAATAACCAGCGCGTCATAGTTGGACGTCAGCACGTCATAGGCTTTTAAGCCGCGCAGTGATCCAGCCTGTTTAAGCACGGAAGTGATCGCCACTTCGGTGATTTTGGTCTTACCGCGCGTAATAGGGGCGGTAAGAGTAACGGTGTATTCTTTGGTCTTGCTCATGGTGCCGGGTTTCCTTATAGGCCGATGTTAGCGCGGTGTTTTTCCAGCACATCCACACCGGCAACTTTGTAGATCATGTTGAGCACATCAACTTCGATAATCTCTTCGCCGTTGATGGTCAGCTTGTAATAGGTGTTTTTCAGGGTGTACTTATGCGAAGTGTCATCCCCGACTTTTGCCGAACCGGGATCCAGTTCAGTGAAGCGGCCACGCGTCTGGATTTCGCACGGTACGGCGTCGCCGGTCGCATCGTCCTGATAAGAGCCAGCAAAACGTGTTTGCATCCCGTCCGCAGTGGTAACGCCCCATTTTTTCAGCAATCCGGCATCCAGACCGCCAAGCGTGATATCCATATCCAGGGCGCCAGCGTCGAAGCCAAGATCCACCGCAACCGAACCCGGCATGCCACCCGCCTGGTAGTCTTCGGTTTTTTTGGTGAGTTTGGCGGGGGTGATTTCCGGCACCATGCCGAAGTAGTTATCCCCGTCAAAGAACATATTGAAATATTTGAGTTTCTTAGGCAGTGCCATAAGCGCCCCCGGTTAGTTATTCACTGCGCTGGAAAACGTAGCGAAGTAGGTATCTGTAAATGTCTGGATCAGGGTGAGATTTTCCAGCGGTGGAACCGGCGTATAGTCGTAATTAATGGTCAGTTGACCATTGCGCAGGTTTTCCGTGGTGTTTGGTTCCGGGTCGTACCAGCAGCGGGCGCCCAGCAGCTTGCCTTCCGTCACGTAAGCCATCAGCTTCTTGTTGATGCCGTCCACGATGTCCTTAACCAGCGACGGGGTAAGCGGTTTATCAACATAGTAGAAGTGGGCTTCGGCGACGGTATCCGCAACGATCTGCGCGGTTCGGGTATAGCTTTCGAAAATGTACGTTTCCTTGTCGCAGGTGCGTGATCCCCAGATGCGATAGCCGTCCTGCTTGATCAGCGTTGTAACGCCTGCTGCGTTCAGTTCGTCGGCGTCGGTATCGGTGCCCTGCAACGTGAAGTAGATATCCCGATCCATTCCCAGCACGTTATTAACGGGCACGTTGGAAATGGTTTTATGCCAGCCCTGTGTTGCGTCAATTTTGGCGCGCATCCCAACAGCATGGGCACCCACGGGCACGGTGGCATTGGCCCCGGCGTTGGTGTCGTAGCAGATGAAATTAGGCCAGATGACCATCATTTCACGCTGTGCAAACTGTTCGCGGTAGGTCTTCGCTTCGGCAATCGTATTGCAGCCGTTCGCGGCTACATATGCGAACGCGCGCAGTTTTTCCGCAATGACACCGAGTTGTGCGGCTACTGCTTCCGTATCAAGTCCGGGAACAGCCAGTACACGCGGGCGCACGCCTACGCGCATTTCGGCAGACAGCAGCGCGTACATACCGGTAAAGCGCCCGTTTGCATCGGTGCCGCCAATAACCAGTTGATCCTGTGTCTGTGCGGTGCCGCCTTCTGGCGGTTCGATATTTGCAGCATCAGCAACGCGGATCACGATAGTTTGTGGGTTTGCCTGGTCTGAAATCGCTTTCAGGGTGGTATACAGGGTGCCGGTTTTACCTGCTTTGCCCAGCATGTTAGCCACGCGGGTGATCAGTACAGGGGTGTCCAGCGGGAACGCTTCTGCGTCCGCATCATCAGCGGTGCAGACAACGCCAATCACCGCCGAATCAATGTCGGTGATCATCGTGCTAAGGTCGGTGTTTTCCTTGGAGGTGACACCGTGATGGTAGTTAGTGGCCATGTATTTGCCTCGCCAGTTTAATGACTACGGATATCATTGCGGCAATGGCAGGCCGATGCGATGAATAAGGGTTGTCAGCAACCTGCAACAATGACGGGGCGTTGTTCATGCGCGCGCGCGTGGCGACGATGTACCCCATCATGATGAAGGGGGTGATATGGACACGACAGAAAACCGATATTCGCCGCGCCCGGCGTTCAGTATTGAGATTGAGGGTAAGCAGCTTACGGCGCTGGATAACCGGCTGATCTCCCTTTCCCTGACAGATAACCGGGGCTTTGAAGCGGACACGCTGGATCTGACTCTGGATGATGCTGACGGGCAGGTAGCATTACCATCACGCGGCGCAAAGATATCGGTGGCGCTGGGCTGGGATAATGATCCATTGGTTTTTAAGGGAGTGTATACGGTTGACGAAATCGGACACGCTGGCCCGCCTGACCAGCTAACGATCAGTGCCAGAAGCGCAGATTTCCGCGATACCTTCAACGTGAAGAGGGAATATAGCTGGCACGATATTACCGTGGGGGATGTGGTCGCCAGCATTGCCAGCCGCTATGATCTGCGTGCGGGCGTCAGCGAAGAACTGGCGAAGATTGAGATAGACCACGCCGATCAGACGAGTGAATCAGATATCAGCTTCTTAACGCGCATGGCCGAAATGCTGGGCGCGGTGGCAACCATTAAAAACGGTATGCTTCTGTTTATCACGCCGGGCAAGGGAGTGACGCAGAGCGGCAAGCCGCTGCCGGTGATCGAGATCGTCCGGTCAAGCGGTGATAAACATCGGTTTAACGTAGCTGACCGCGACGCGTACACGGGCGTAACTGCATACTGGCTTGATCTCAACTTTGGCAAGAAACCATCCACTACCGTGAAGAAAACCACCCGCAGGCGACGAACCAGCCAGGCCAAAAAGAAAGAACCCGCATCAAGCAAAAAAGAGGGTGATTATCTGGCCGGGGCCGAAGGTAACGTTTTTGTTATCCGTAAAACATTCAAGACCGAAAAGGCGGCGAAGCGTGCCGCAGCGGCTAAGTGGCGGGAGTTGCAGCGCGGGGCGGCGACGTTCAGCATCACCCTGGCGCGTGGCCGCGCAGATTTGTACCCGGAACAGCCCGCCAGCGTCTACGGCTTTAAGTCCACGATCGACAGTGGGAACTGGACGATAACGCGGTGTGTTCATGATATTGGTGGGGGAGGGTTTACCACGTCGCTGGAACTGGAAGTAAAAATCGACGACTGGACAGCGGAGAGTGACGATTCAACGTCTTAAGCGTTATACTTGCGTTGATATTAACCAGTCCTGAAAGGAGGCCCGCGTATGGCAATGCGCTGTCCTCGCTGCCGTGCAATAGCAAAAACCAGAACCAGCGTTGAGCTGAGTTTGCTTGTACGGCGCAGCTATCACCAGTGTCAAAATATGTTGTGCGGGTACTGTTTCACCAGCATGACGGAAATAGACGGTTCACTAAACCAGACCCAGCCAGCGCCCGGCGCGATGGTGCCACAAGAAGCTTTTCCACGAAGTCACCACGGTGAAGATCAGCTATCGCTGGCACTGTAAAAAAAGAACCCGCCTTTTTGGCGGGTTTTTATTACTCAACGATTTTAATTATTTGCCCTGTTTTAATATCAACATCGGCAGAAATGGTCTGCTTAACTATTGCGCCGTATACGTTGCTACCGCGAAATGTCGTGCTGACGATGGCGTGAGGTGTATCTTTCAGTAAAAGGCGGTACGTTGTCTCAACGTGTTTATAAGAAGAATCGTCGTGCATGGTTTCTTTGATGCGAGCTTCTAAAGGCTTATAAGTACCATTCCAGTGGCTGAATTGATCTTCGAAGGTGTCGAAGTTGATGCGTTTAGAGAGTGAGCCGGGATCGTTATCGTAGTCGGTTTTGCACCAACCCAGAACCATGCCCAACTGTAAGCCTTCGGATTTCGTGTAAGAATACTCGCTTACACAACTGTAAAAATCGCCTGCCGCTGCTTTGGTTAAGCCTGCAAATTCCGCGTAGTTGTCGATCCATTCATGGCGTTTTGCTTGTGTGCTTAATCTCCAGTCTTTCAGCGTTTGGGTTGCGAATTTATAAACCTTCTCTGGTTCCGGTTTTTTCTCTTGCGCGATAGCCTCAGTTTTTTGAGTCGGATATAAAACTGATCCAACAATTCCAGCTGCCAGGCAGATAACCAAGTAAACGGCAGATGAGCGTTTTCTGTTTGGCATAAGTACCAGTTTTGGGCTGATTAAACCCACCCAAAAGGCCAGACCGGCAACCGCTGCAATAATTGTGATAACTTTTTCCATTGAGAACCCTCCGTAATGAGAGGGGTATTATTGTCTAGGGTGGACAAAAACGAAACAGCCAGACGGGTAACGTCTGGCTGCTTCTTTGTCGAAGTGTAGTCAAAATGTAGACGAAGATTAGAATAAATCCTTTTATTCCAGTTTGTTACGTGCGGAATATCTTCACCATCCCTGTCTTCCCCCACATGATGTGGGGGTTTTTTTTGCCCCGCATCCGCGCTGTTAACCGTTTATTCATCCTTAGACTCCCCATGCTTCCGTTATACTAGCGGCATGACATGACAGGAGCGTTTATGAATCAATCCTATGGAAGACTGGTAAGCCGGGCCGCCATTGCGGCGACCGTCATGGCCTCCAGCCTGTTACTGATTAAAATCTTTGCCTGGTGGTATACCGGCTCGGTCAGTATTCTGGCGGCGCTGGTGGACTCGCTGATGGACATTGCCGCCTCGTTGACCAACCTGCTGGTGGTGCGTTACTCGCTGCAGCCAGCGGATGAAGAGCACACATTTGGGCACGGCAAAGCGGAGTCGCTGGCCGCGCTGGCGCAAAGTATGTTCATTTCCGGCTCTGCGCTGTTCCTGTTTTTAACCGGCATTCAGCATCTCGTTTCGCCGACACCGATGAACGATCCCGGCGTGGGCGTAGTTGTGACGATCGTTGCGCTTATATGCACACTTGTTCTGGTAACGTTCCAGCGCTGGGTTGTTCGCAAAACGCAAAGTCAGGCTGTACGGGCGGATATGCTTCATTATCAATCTGATGTTATGATGAATGGGGCTATTCTTATTGCGCTCGGTCTGGCCTGGTATGGCTGGCATCGCGCCGATGCGTTATTTGCGTTAGGGATTGGTATCTATATTTTATATAGCGCCCTGCGGATGGGGTATGAAGCGGTGCAATCACTGCTTGACCGCGCCCTCCCGGACTCAGAACGTAATGAAATTTTTTCTATCGTGACCTCCTGGCCCGGCGTCAGCGGTGCACACGATCTTCGAACGCGGCAGTCAGGGCCGACCCGCTTTATTCAGATTCATATTGAAATGGAAGACAACCTGCCACTGGTTCAGGCTCACGTTATTGCTGAGCAGGTCGAGCAGGCGATTTTGCAGCGTTTTCCTGGTTCAGACGTCATCATTCACCAGGATCCCTGCTCGGTTGTACCCGGTCATGTTGGGCTTTCGTAA